GTCTATACTACTGTGAACCAAAGTATAGAACTACTCCTTGGTAGAACGCACTGCACGGTGACAAGGTTATTTATTCTGGAAATATTTTATTTCCTATAGCTTAACATTACCTAGTATCTTTAATAATATTATATAGTAAGAGAGAAAAAGAAGACAAGAACTGCTACTTACATTAAATGCTTAACTTTAAAGCAGCTACTTAAAATAGAGATACTTAATTGAATTAACTTAATAGTGGGTCTAACGACCCTATTAATTGTTATGATTAAATGGTAACATTAACTAATTGGTTGCCTACAAAGATTAACAACCATATATAGCCGCCCACCGGCGGCACTAAATTCATTAAATAAAAGGAATTAAAATGCAAACATATGAATCACTTGAATATCCAGAATCTCATACCTACTTAATAACTTCTATTATATATAGATCTATACATGATTACCTTTATGGCCATAAGTTTAATTTATCCGACCTTGATATGAAGACTGCCAAGGACTTCTTGTTCAACGATGATTACCGTGTCGATTGGGGGGATATCTGTATTAGTCCTAGTGATCTATTTACATCAGTAGGATTAGATATACAATGTATTAGAGCTAAGATTAATAAAGCTCTTGACAATCCATCTTACTATAAATATGGAGCCCTTTATGAGTAATACTACTATCCTGACAGTCAAACAGTTGAAAACAATAGAATTATTGGCAATCGGTGAAATGACCAATGTTCAAATAGCAGCAGCTGTTCCTGTTAATGTAAACACAATATCTAAGTGGAAGAGAGAACCTGCGTTCATGGAGGCTGTTGTTCTTCGGTCGCGGGAACTATTAAAAGAAAACCTTCCTGAGATCTATCTCTCCCTTACTAAAAAGAGTAAACAAGGAAACGACAGGCACATTAAAATCTTCCTTGATCACATTGAGAAGTTAGAAGCAGCTAAGTCTACACAGACAAGTATTACTTTCACCTGGAAAACAAGGAGCGAAGAAGATGGCGAATTATAATGGAATTATACTAGATGTCCCAACTACTCCTCTTACTTCTAGAAGATATGAGGATATGACTCTACCTGAACTCTTACAGACAAGAGATAACCTTATTGCTAATAAGGATGACATTCTTAAACTCAATGATGGAAAGACTCTATACAAGTTCGCAGTCGGTAGACTGCAATCATTCATCTATTACAGACGTACCCATCGAGCTGGCGGGTTAATTATACCTTACGATAAAGATCTAAACACAGACTAATGAAAACTATTGAAATTGATTACTGTCCATATGAGTACCAAGAAGAGAGACATCTAGATCCTGCTAGATTTAAAGTTATTGTAGGTGGTCGTCGTGTAGGTAAATCTATCTTCTCACTACAGGAATGTATTAGAACCTGCCTTACCAAACCTAATGCCACAGTATGGTGGGTTAGCCCTACCTATAGGAATGCTAAAGAAGTAGGCTTTGAACTCTTAACCCAGTATCTCCCTACCCTTGCCCCGGTAATCAAAACAGTAAACTATACCAATCTATCTGTTATCTTTACTAATGGATCTAAGCTAGTCTTCAAAGGATGTGACAACGAAGATTCATTAAGAGGTAAAGGATTAGACGGAGTAGTACTAGATGAGTGTGCCTTCATTAAAGAGTCTGTCTGGTCTAAGGTCTTACGTCCTGCCTTAGCTGACCGTAGGGGATGGGCATTATTTCCATCTACTCCAAATGGAAGGAACTGGTATCATCAACTATATAAACGATCAAGATTTGAATCTACTATCAATTGGAGTGGAGTACTTTGGCCTACCTCAAACAATCCTTTGATTGATCCAACAGAGATTGAAGAAGCAAGAGACTCTCTATCTGATTCAGACTTCAGACAAGAGTTTCTAGCAGAGTTCGTAACCAAAGCGGGTATGGTATATGATGACTTCAGTGATGATAATATCCTTACTGACTTTACTATAGATCCTTCTAAGCAATCATACTACCTTGGTATGGACTTTGGCTTTGCTAACCCTACTGCAGTATGCTTCATGGCAATAGATAATCTCACTGGCAATGTTACCCAGTTCGACGAACTATTAGTGACTAGAACAGATATTGAAGCAATCAATGGAATGATCAATGAGATTCTTCATACTCATGGGTTATCACAATCTCTAATATCTTATATCTATACTGACCCCGCAGGTAATGCAGAAGAACTCAGTAGTGGTATATCTCCAGTAGATGCATTAAGAAAACATAAGTGGAAGATCATCAATAGAGGGTCAAGGATAGCCCCAGGACTGGCATTAGTTAGGGCCTATATCAAGAATGCTAACAATAAGATAAGATTCTTTATTCATGATAGATGTATCAATACAATCAGATCTATAAATGGGTATGCATACAAGATGTCTTTGTCAACCATCCCAACTGAAGAACCTGAAAAGGATAATGTACATGATCACCTGTGTGATGCAATTCGTTACTTCTTTGTGAATAAATTTGACAATGCTAAGTATGTATTCTCAGAATTAGATCAGAAATCCTTCGGGTTAGACAACAATGCTAAACACAGTATAATGAAACGGTGCGGAAAGTGCAGAAGGGTATTCCCTTCATCGACACCAAAAACCTCTCCACCTTTCTTATGTAAGGAGTGCTCAGATGACAATTAATCAGTTCTCAGGTTCTATACCGGACTCAATAACTCAGATGGCTCTATCGCTTAATTTCTCCGTTGTTGAGAAGGCAAGGCGGGAGAATATGTTATTGAACAAAAACTTCTACTATGGAAAGCAAGAAGAGCAACTAACACTTGTAAATGAAGATGTTATTCCTACTATCCTTAACCTTACTCAGCCTATTGTTAAAAAGAGATCTACCCTTCTTTACCGTAAACCTATTAAGAGAACCATCGAAGGACCTGATGCTAGTATAAATTATCTTGAACTAGTATACAGTGATAATAATATTGATAGCCTTATGCTCGCAGCAGATCTATCAGCAGAACTAACTGGGACATCTCTCTTCTTACTACACCCTGATGTCATGATGAATGGTGGTATCCGTATATCGTTGTATGATTCGTCACAGTTTTCTGTTATTCCTAACCAGGACAGAAACCAAGAAGCTGACGCTATCTCTTTAGTAAGAGTTGTTAATCGGTTTGCGGCTAGATCTACCCCTAATAACCCTCAAGTAGAAACTGTTCTTGAACAACAGATATGGACTGATTCATATATCTCTACCTTCAATACTCATAATCAAGGTCATTCACTTGAACTAAATGTGGCCAATGATCTTGGATTCATTCCTTATGTAGCTCTTAGAGGGGAACCTGTTCATGATGAGTTCCTTGGTCATGCTCCAACTACTGATCTTCGTAAACTTAATCAGTCTATCAATCAGGCTCTCACTGATCTCACCTATGCTATCAAGATGCAAGGGGCTACTCCTATCGCTATCGCTGGCTTTGAGTCAGGAGAGGGGGTTACAGTTCATCCAGGTAGAGCTTTCTCTCTCCCTGCTGGAGCATCAGCAACTGTATTAGATATGAACCCTAAAATAGAAGCTATGCTTAAAGTAATAGAGTTCCTTGAAGTCAAAGCATTTGAGACCAACAGTGTTCCTAAAGTAGCTGTTGTTGGTGGCGAAGGAGCCTCTGGCAGAGAACTAATGATTAGGTTCTTTCCATTACTCCAAGTGTTCCAGGACAAAGCAATACAGTTTAAGAAAGGCGAATTAGACTTAGCTAACATGGTATTGAAAGTAGCTGGTCTAGATCCTATTGTGTCAATCTCATTAGACTACCCAGAAGAATCAATCCTTCCTTTGTCTAGCGAAGATGAGTCACTATTATCTGATATATCTCTTGGTCTTAAAACCCCAATGGATGAATTGATGCGTCGTAACCCAGATATTGATGAAGTAGAAGCAGAAGCTCAGATAAGAGCTAATAAAGAATTTAATGCCCAGATTGGACAGCCAATAATTTAATGTTACTATCTGGATATCCCAGGAGGATATAATGCCAATTAAACCAGAAGATGAGAAAACTGATTTTTCTCGCGAGTATGTAGAAGGGCTAAGACAAGAAGCCGCAGGATGGAGAACTAAGGTTAGAGACCTTGAATCTCAGTTGAAAGGAAATGATATTGTTCTCGAGTTAGCGAGACAGGGAGTAGCTGCTGACCCCAGTTGGGTTCAGGTTGGAGAAGGGATGACTGTTGAGACAGCCGTTCATGACTTAGTGGCTAGGTATCCTCATTTGAAAGGACAACCGACTAATCAAACTCCAACACCAGTTCAGGATAATAGGGTAGTTAACAGACCTCTGGCAAATACACCAAAGGCACAACAACCTGGTCCTGCTATGACGAATGTTCCTGTCGATCCAAATAAGGGTATGTCTCTTAAAGAGATTAAAGCAGACCCAGTTGCAAGAGCTCAGCTTAGAGATAGATACAGATCCTTACTTAAGCAGGCTTCTCGTCAAGTAGACCCAACGGACTATTAAGGAGAAAATCAAATGGCTATTTCTAACAGCACCCAACTTAATGACCTTGTAGGTCAAATCGTTGCAGAGCAAGCACAAAGTGCAGCTTATGCAGCTCGTGTTATGCGTTCCCTTGTTCGTGTGTATCCTTTGCCTCCGGGCGCAGGTTCAATCGTTGTTCCTCGATTTGATGCTATTACTGTTGCTGGTTTAACTGAAGGAACTGCTCCTGCTAGCACAACTTTAACTACTTCTGGTGTTACTCTTACCCCAGTGGAAAGAGGAGCCTATGTCCAGATCTCGAAGCGTGCTTTGCATGCCGATCCTTTTAGTGACCTCGCCCCCTATGGTGAGCAACTGGGCCGTGCTCTTGCTGGTGACGAAGATGCATTGATTCTTGATGCAGTCTCTTTCGCTACCATCGTGAATCAGCAAGCTGGTGGTGCTAATAACGTTACTGCTGCTGACTTCCTGACCGCAATCGGAAACCTTGAGGCCTCTAATGCCCCTGGTCCTTATCGTGCAGTGTTTCATCCTATCAGTTGGGCTAAGGTCCGATCTGGTCTTGATGATGCAAGTGCATTCGCTAGTGTAGGCCGACAGATTGTTGAAGGTTTCGGTGAAGGCTTT